ACTTCATCTGCTTTTACTTTTGGAGCATCTTTGTATTCTACATCTTGTAACATAGATTTAAATTCTGATTTTTTCTCAGCTTTTGCTTTCATTTCTTCTTGATACTCTTCTGTGGGCTCACCAGGTTTTCTCACAACGATTTGATTAGGATGTAATCTCATGCTGTCAGCAACCAATGTTCTCATCTCAAATACTGATGCCGGATACATTGTGGTTAATTCAAATATTGTTACTGCTTCGTTTTTTAAATGAGGAAAATCTAATGGCACCTCTTGTATAGGAGTTTTTTTGCCTTTTGACAAAGTTTTAACTTCGTATTTTTTTAGTACTGTCTCTAATTTAGAGCCAAAATCTTCGCTTAAATCACCAGCTACTTTGATTTTGTAGTTGTATTCTTTAGTTGATTCTGCTAGATATTGTTTAAAGTCTGTCATAATGCAGTATTTAGTCTTTCTTGAGTAGTTTCTTCATTAACTCGTTACGATCGCTAATGATCATGCCTTCGCTTTCAACCGGTTCGCTAGTGTCGTCTGAGCCGCTTTTATCTATTTTTAACTTCTTAAGTTGTAGCTCTACCATCTGTAATTTTTTATCAATTTTTTGTGATTTTGCATCTATAGCATTACGCAACATTGAACTAGCAACTTCAAAAATACGTCCTGAATACCTGCTGTCCACATTCATACCTAAATCCATTAAGTTTTTGTAACTCTCTTCTGCTTCCATAGCTAACTTGTCTAACTCTAGATCACTCAGTTCTCCTAGTCCTTTAACCTGCGGTAGTGCTGCTGCAATCTTATCAAATTCTTGATAGGTTTTTTCTAATGCTTTGGCAGTTTGGGGATCTACATTTTTGGGTATAGTGGGTTTATCTTTTTCTTCTCGAGATTTTTCTTTATCATCCACTTTAGCGAATGCTTCTTTAACGTTTGGTAAATTCAGTATTTCTTCTAACTTGCGTGTCATGTTTGATATTTACTTGCGATTGCCCTGATGGAATAATTGTTCCTCGCTCAATACTCGAAAAGTAATACGATTTTGTCGAGCATAAGCAGTAGCAGCCTCCCATTTGGCTCTATTAATAATCACTTGTGTTTGTCGTCCTGAACTTTTACCAGCACGTGCCATGGTAATTTGATTCATGGGTTTTACTTCTATTAATTCTGCATGCTTACTGCCATCTTTGTCCATGTAAACTATAAAAAAATCTGGCACATAAATTGTATATTTTCCTGTGAGTGGATGACGATAGGGTATCTGTATGGACTCACTGGCCCACTGATAAACGTTTGGATGTTCATCACACAATCTCATGAATGAGTGTTCCCAGCTACTCCTATAGGTTGGCGATTTTAAACCCACGTACTTGGCAGGATTCTTCATTATGAATTTTCCTCTAGCGAATTTCATTAGGCTACGATATTTCTTGAAACTACGTCTTTACTATCTCTGTTTTTTCTCACACCCAATCGGCTGGATTTAAATCTGTTGGTGTTAAGAATAATTGTTATCAATTCACTCATTTGTACAGGATCAGCTTTACCTAATGTATCTAATATTTCCATTACTGGAACAGAATCAATCTTTGCCTGTTGAAGTATAACATAAGCAGTCTCTTCTGCTGGTTGTCGATCAAACCCTCTCTTAACAAAGAATGCTACAGTGGCATCATAGTCATTGGCATTGAATTGAAATGGTTCCACATATTGAGTAGTTGTTAGAGCATCAATAGTTTTTTGTAAACTATCTTTGTCTTTCTGTGGTAGATTTGTATAAAATTCAGTCATTATAATACTGCCTTCTCTGCTATTATAGATACTTCATTGGTGATTCTATTAATTTTAATATATCCTTCGTTAACCAATTTAGTTATATCAGAAAGAGCTCGATTTCTATAAATGTTTTTAACAGCGACAGATGAAGAAGCAAATTCAACATCACTCTGTGCTATAGATAATCCTTTTCTAGAACCGTTGCGTTGATAATATATACTTGCAGCAACTCTATCTCTTGCAGATAGATTGGTTTGTAACAAATTAAATGCCTCTGTTGGACTCAAATAATTTTGTGTATCAATGATAGGATTGTTGATGACTCTACCGGTATTATTTTTATTGTCAATTGTGCCTTTGGCGCCAGCTAGAGTTATTCCTACTCCTGCTACCACTGCTGCTGTGCCTACTGAAAAACTTCCTACTGGGTTAGTTATTGTGCCACTATTCTTGCCTATTTCTTGAACTCCTGTTTTAGAAATACCTTTTAATTCTTCCTTGACATCTTTGGCTTTGACTTTTTTTGCATTATTGTAAGTGTTTATACCGGTTAATATAGTACCTAAACTAATGTTACCGCCAGCAACGTCACTGATAACAGATCCCACACCATCCACTATTCCTCCTGGTCCAAATATTGAATTTGTTCCTCTGCCTAATACGCTCAGAGGTGATGGTTCGTTGTCATAATGTAATGTTGCAAATCCACGAATGTCAGCTTTGTTTACATTGCCCGCTCTATACAACACAGACTCATACATCACTTGCATGGTATTGCTCATAATTCCACCACCATCAGCTTGATCAAGGTCGTCATGACTGAATGATGTTATCACAGGATTAACTAGAGTAAATGATGTAAATTTTTTTCTGTGTAATACAAATATCTGTATACCTCTTAATAATGGTTTTTTTCTTGCTTTGGCATTATCCATACCAAACTGTCTGGGAATACCTTCACCGGATTCGTACATGGTATCTTTGCCAAAATTTGTAATAGTACCATTGGCTCCACCCAGTGTAACAGAATCTGCAATGTTGTACTCATAGTAAGATTTCCAAAAAGCATTCACAGTGTCGGCTTGGTCATCGTGAAATGATATATTAACCGGTTGATATTGTATTCTAGTGGCTACGAAAGTCTTTTTATTGTATTGTAATTTTTCTTCATAATTTAAATTATATTTTGGCAACTGACAAGTTTTAACCAACATATTGAGTTCCAACTTCTCACCATCTGTGAATGGTCTTTCTCCTGTAACAGTATTGTCGATATCAAATACTACATGGAAAAGAAATTTATTTTTTGGTGCTAATTTAAAATTATCATCAAGATACAAACGACTGGCATGTTGATAATCTTTCATGCCTGGAAGACCGTCTGAGAATCCTTTTAAGAAATTATTAATACTTGGCATACTCTATATTTATAGTCACAAAAAAAGCGCCGTTAAAGGCGCCTCTTTTGCTATAAACGAAATGTTGAATTATATACCGCCGCCTGTTGCTAATGAACCTATGGTTCTTGTCAATGCTGTGCCAATTCCTGTGCCTTGTGGAGTTTGTACTGCGTTGTCATATCTGATTGATAGTGTGATTGTAACTGCCTCAGATGTAGCATAAGCTAGAGTGTTGTAGTTCACTGATTGTACGTATGAACCGTAAAGTTCCCAAGTTTCTAATATGCCTGGTGCTGTTGCGCCATTGCCACCATCTAGCATTTCAATTCTAGTAGTGAATTTGTAATCAATACCTGAAGCTGCTGATGACTGTTCAAAGAAATCAAATTGTTTCTGCACTTGTTCGCCAACCAATTTAGAAACAGAGTTATTGACATCATCTCTTAATGTTAATGTAATAGCTTCCCAAGTATGTTTTCCAGCCATGTAAATTCTTGAGTTGTAAACATCCAGTGTTACTTCATCAAAAGTTAAATTAGGTCGGGTAACATCAACCACTTGTTTAGTGATTTCTGATCTTGGAGTAGATACACCGAAGTTTTCAAGAACTACTCTGAAACGATACTGGAGTTTTGGCATCAATAAACCTTGTGATGCTGAACTCTGATCGTTTGCTAGTGGTACTGTAAATTTACTTAATGTTGAGATTGCCATATTTTTGTTCCTTTTTATTTACCGAGAGTTATACACCCAAGTTAGCTATTTCTCCTGTGTTTTTAATTCTTAAAGGTATGTAGATAAACTCAACTGATTTCACAGGCTCAATTGCTATGTCAACATACAGTTCATTTCTGTCAATCCTTGTGGCAGTGTTGTTTGTTTCATCGCACACCACTAAGAAGTCATATAATGCTCTTTGACCCACTAGTTCTAACAAGAATGATTCGATAGCTGCTTTGATTTCATTTCTTGTTAAAGAATCATTTGGTTCAAATATAAACGGTTTAGCTATTTTGTCTAATTGTGTTCTTAGATAAACAGTTAATCTTGAAACGTTAATTCTGTCCAGAGCTGAGTTAGTTGAAGTTTTAGTTAAGTTACCAAAGTTTAATATTCCTGTGCCTGAGAAGAAAGTAATTGGATTTACTTTAGCAGAGTGCATGCTGTCTCTGATAGATTCAGTCAAAGCAATCTGTTGGAACTCGCCGGTAGCACTGTCAATGTATCCCACTGAAGTTGCATTGTCAACGATACCTCTTCTTGTACCA